AAGGAAGAGTTTCGTTCTATAAATACAGATACTGTGACAGTGTTCACATCAGAAGGAGTAATCAATGCCGCGTAAGAAGCGTGTGATGACTGAAGAGCAACGCCAGGCAGCAATTGAACGCCTGGCTAAGGCTCGCGAAAAAAGATTGAAGAACAATCCACCTGAGTATAAGAATGTAGCTAATACTGTTCTTGCATTACCAGAGGATGCTGATCTCTCAATGAAGAATGTTAAGCAATGGATTAAGACTCAGCGTGGTCTTGCTGCTGCAGAGCGTCAGAACATGAGAGCTGGTATCAAAGGAGCTCAGGCTAAGTTGTTAGCAATCAATGGTTATGTTAATAACATGGAAAACTATCTAAAGACAGGTGACTGGATTGATAGTTATTGGGGCGAGTATGCAGAGAACAAGATGGGTTGGATCTGCACACACATGGCCTATGATGATGAAGGTTATCCAAAGCGTTCTGTTGGTGTATTCTATAAGGACCTTGGTATGACATGGACACAAGAAATGGATGTTGCAGAAAGGAGTCGTAATGGTTGATTTGGATAATAAGATAATCACTAAGAAGAGATTTAGTGAGGCTGTTGAGCACATGGTACTAAGAACAAAGATACCATTTATGGAAGCAGTGCTGGAGGTTTGTGAAAAGAACCATCTAGATCCAGGTGATGTGAAAAGGCTTTTGACAGATTCAATCCTAAACAAGATTGAGGCAGAAGCAGTTAAGAATAGACTTATCCCGAAGACAACAAGTGAATTACCGTTCGACGATTAATTTGATGGAACCATTTGAAGCGTATAAAATATATCAATCTATTAAGTTACATTTTGATAGTGATACATATGACGCAGTCAAGTACAATTACAAAACTTCTGCTAAGGCACAGTCCTTCTTTAAGAGGAAGGATAAGTACTACTTTGCAAAGCTTGCTAAGAAGTATTCAAAGAAGCAGGAGCTTACAGAGTTTTTAGTTGCTAACTTCACTCAAGGTACGAAGTGGGTTGGTGACTTAATTGATGATGATGCTGAGAAAGCATTTACACAGTGGCAGAAGCGTAAGCAAAGTCTGTCATATGAATTTACAAAAGATTTAAGATATTTACGAGCGTGGTGCGACGAAAACGGTGGTAGTTTCGACTATATACTACAGGTGCATGATGGCCAACACCCTATCGTCGTTGCCATGCTCACCAGATCTGAAATCTCGTTAGAAACAGTTGTGATAATAAACAAACTAACTGGATTTCTAGATGCCGCTGATCAAAAGATTAGCGAACCTATTCTTTGGCCTGATATATTCAAAAGGTTAAAGAAGACCGAACCCTTTGTTGAGGTTGACTTAAATAAAATGAAGTCTGCTGTTGTCAAAGAGTTCAAAATATAGTATAATACAACGCACACAACGTACACAAGGAGAAAAATATGTCGTTTGAAAACCTAAAGCGCTCTCGTGGCGCAAACGTAGATCAACTTTTAGCTGCTGCTGACAAGATGGGTGGTAATGCACAAGGCGATAAAAAGTCTTATGTAGATGATCGCATCTGGAAGCCTACAGTCGATAAGGCTGGTAATGGATATGCAGTTATTCGTTTCTTACCTGCACCTAACGGTGAAGACCTTCCATGGGCTCGTTACTGGGATCATGCATTCCAAGGTCCAACTGGTCAATGGTATATCGAGAAATCTCTCACTTCAATCAATCAAGATGATCCAGTATCACAGTTGAATAGTAAACTGTGGAACTCAGGTATTGAGGATGATAAGGCTACTGTTCGTAAACAGAAGCGTCGTCTTAATTATGTTTCTAACATTATGGTACTATCTGATCCTGGTAATCCTGAGAATGAAGGTAAGGTATTCTTATACAAGTTTGGTAAGAAGATCTATGATATGATTATGGATGTTATGCAACCACAATTCCAAGATGAGCAGCCAGTAAACCCATTTGATTTTTGGGAAGGTGCTGACTTCAAATTGAAGATTCGTAAGGTTGAAGGCTACCGTAATTACGACAAGTCCGAGTTTGCAGCTCCATCAGCATTGCTTGGTGGTGACGATGCTAAACTAGAAGGTGTCTATAACTCACAGTATGCTCTTAAAGAGTTTACAGATCCTACTAACTACAAATCATATGATGAATTGAAAGCGAAGTTAGATATGGTTCTTGGTGGCGTAGCTGCTCCAGTCTCTACTGCAGAGAGTGTAGCACTTGATACTTCTGAGGAAGCACCAGTTATGCATGCAGCATCAGCTCCAGAGGCTCCAACATTCACTCCATCTGCAACAGATACGGATGATGAGGATGACACTATGAGCTACTTTGCAAAGCTAGCTAATAACTCGTAAAAAGGAAGGGGCCATTTTGGCCCCTTTTCTTAATTCTGTGTGGATAATGAATCCCAATTTGGTCCTCTTGGATTTGGATTGGACTCCATCGGAATAACAAAATTCTTATTAGGTGGTCCACCAGTAGTATTGCTATTACTAACATTATTGTTATTAATAATGATTGGTGCTTGATCGTCTATACCAGCAAACTCATCAGCAGCAATTCTTGCTTGCCTTAATTCTTCCAGTTGAGGATTTACTTGAACTTGATCCATATTCTTAACTTCTAATGGTTCATATCCTTCTGGTGCCATGCCAACAAAGTCAAATGCTCTCTGTAAGCCTGGAGATAACTTACCAAAGATAGTTTCCCAGTTAAAGAACTCCATTATCTTATCATACATATCACTAAAGAAGTCTTTGATTGGTTTAAAGAAGTCTCCAAGATCATTCATTACTTTGTCAAATGCTTCACCAATTGATTTCTTACTGAATAGATCAGAAACATATTTCCAAACTGCATCCATTGTATCAAAGAACCAATCTGTTAGACCGTTCCATACATCCATAAATGACCACCTATCAAGCCATTTAGAAGCTTCTTCGAAGCCCATCTTCTCTAATGCCCACGATACAACATCTTTTAATAGATCAAGTGGCATTACAACGATGTTTTCTACTAAGGCATCTAAACCCGCTTCGAATATCTTTATCCAACTTTTATCTTTTTTAGCTGCATCCATCATTGCTGTAATAGATTCAAAGATACCTATAATCCAAGCAATTGGAGCAAATACTTTACCTACAAATGTAGCAATCTTACCAACCTTAAGACCGAAGGCTTTGAATAACCCACCTATTCCACCAAGTGTTTTTGCAATAATACCAGAAGTTTTCATTGCTCCATTGATCGCTTTTGAAGCCCCTCTAAAAGAATCAATTATTGGTTTGAATCCTTTTGTTATATCTCCAATAAACACTTTAAGTTTTTCAGGCATGAGACCCTTAATACCTGCACCCTTCTTAAAGTCTGCCCAGAATTTAAGTACACTATTAAACATACCAGTAACTCTAGCTTTGAAAGCTTTCAAACCGTCACTAAACGCTGTCTTGATACCTTCGAGAGTTGGTAGTTTAAGTTTTAGATTTTTAAACAGATTATTAAACTTCTCACTCCATTTAGCAGGAGTGATGAATTTAGTTATAGCTTTTCCAACACCAGCAAGATGTTTTGTTAATTGTAGCATAGCTGCAGCTGTACCACCAATAACACCAGCAAATGTTCCCAACGACACTGCAGCAATTGTTGCTAGAGCACCAAACTTAACTACACCACTTGAATCTACTTCTTCTTTTTCTTTTTCTTTTAGTTTATTACCATCTTCGATAGCCTCTTTGATTTGTTCAAACAAAGCTTTTTCCTCATTAGCATCTTCTTGCTTTTTGAGTTTATCAACAGACATGAACTCAATGAACTCAGCAAACTTGGATTGAATACCCTTGCCAACTTCTATGTTAACTTCTGTTAATGACTTGAGAGAATTGGTACCAGTATTCCTGGTCAGCTGACCTTCGTCTTTTAGTCTACCAATTACATCGTCTAGTGTTGCCTCTGCCATTTACATTCCTTTATTTTGATTCTTTAACTTCATCTTTTCTGTTTCTTCTTTAATATGTTCGATGAGCATTGTGAGGTAAATTTCCCTCTCCCATGGAATCATATTATCTAATTCAGTCAAACTATAATTGTGGTGCTGCATCAAATTAAAGTTTGCTTGGTAGTGTCCTACCAGGCTATCATGAGAGAGGGCTAGGAGAAAAAATTACTCAGTCCCTTCAGCTCCTTCTCATTATGATGCGAACATTTTACACAATCATATTCAACAGTCTTCGATAGTGCTGGTAGCTTACCTACCTCTTGCCCTAGCTTCTCAAACTGTTCGGAATTCATTGATTCAATAAACTCCATTAATTCTTGTTTACTATGATCCTTTGCTTCAAGGATCTCTTCATTATAAAAGATCTTATCAAGTGAGAACATAATAGCATCAAATACACTTTCTGTTACTGACTCACCTGTACTTCCATTCATAGCATCCCTAACCATCGGATACTTTAATTGAATTGAAATATCGTCACTAATTTTTACAATTCTTTTTTCTTTATTAACCACTGGGGCTTCAATTGAGGCAAGGTCGACTTTAACATCGTTCATTTCCTCACACTCACTACATTTCATTCTAACAGTTGTAGCTTCACCAACACTCTTGGTTCTCAACTGTAAGAAAATATACTCAAGATCAAAAGTAGTAATGTTATTTGCATCTACTCTATCTTCAGTACATGATTTAATTGTATCAACAATTGCACGAACAATCTGTTGTTGATTATTCGATTCCATTGCCATCATCAGAACCTTTTCTTCTTTTACAAGATAAGGTCTATAACTAATTTCTTCACCAGTTGAAGGAACAGTTAATACATGACGAGGCGCGGTTACCTTTGGTAATGCCATTTCAATTCACTCCTTATAATATTAAAATATTTTGCCGAGTAGTCTTTCTCCAACACCCAACATAGCTCCTGTAAAGTTAGCTTCTTCCCAATCATCGTAAGCCATCGTTACAGTAATTCTTGCAGCAGTATTCTCTGCTCCACTATTTAGCTCAATTGCATTAACCGTTGTAGGGTATGCATTTCTTAATTGAACTGTATAAATTGGAACATTCTTATCGTTTAGTTGTTGAATGTTCACAGTAGATGTATAATCTTTCTTATAGTTTAATGTTTG